TGTTGAAGGGTTCAGCTCTTTCTCTTTTTTGACCGAAGAGGAAATATTTAATGCTCTTATTCTTGGGACTGAGGGTTTAGGCAATGCAGCGAAGGATGCGGCAGGAAAACTAAATCTCTTGCCTAAACCCCTTAGTGATGTTGACAAGGCTGCCCAGGCTGCCGCCAAGGCCATAGAAAAGGCTAGGCTGTCTCTTATTGAGCAAACTGCTGCATTGTTAATAGAGAACGAGGAGTTAGCGAAAGCTGCTGCTGGTTTTATTACTCTTGAGCAGGCACTACTTAATGCTGAGGAAAGACAAAATGCCATTAAAACTGGGAGTGAGGCTGCTGCCGAAGCTTTTAGGGAGGCTAAGGAAGCAAATGATGAATACAGGGAATCCATAGAGAATCAGATTAAAGTTCAGGATGAACTACAGCAGATTCTTGGTGAACAATCGGATTTTCTTAATGATACAAGACAAGGGTTAGAAGACAATATCGAGGTTCTAGAAGAACAGAACCGTATTGTTCTTGATGCTATTGCTACGGGCCGCGATTGGAAGGAAGTGCAAGTTGATTTAGAGGTTGCAACTGAGAGGTTTAAAATAGCGCAAGAGGCTCTGGCTAAAGGTATTCCGATTAGTACGCAAGCATTGCAAGATTTGGCAGAAGAATCGGTCAGGCTTCAACATGAGCTTGATAAGAACAAAGAAAAAGCTGAGGAGATGGCTGATAGCTTCCTGTTTTCTTTTGCTGATATTCAGGACGTTTTTGATCAGGTGGTAATAGGTATTGCTAGGGGTACCAGTGATTTAGGGGATATCTTTAAAAGACAAGGCCAGGCACTTGGGGCCAGTTTGATTACGGGGATATTGGTAGGAAAGAGTAAGCTTGAAGGAGGAATTGGACAGAATTTAAATCAACTTTTTGGCCTTGGCCCTGGTGGAATTTTAGGTATATTTGCTCAAGGTGGGCATGCAGCAGCAGGTTCTTTCTTCGGTACCCTTCTTCCCGACTTTCAAGGAATATTTGGGTCTCTTAGCGCCATAGGCAGCAACCTTTTCGGCGGGACTGCTGGATTTACTAGCAATTTGCAAAGTCTGATGGGTAGCTTCGGAACTGCTGGAGGAGCCGCTCTTGGCTTTGGGATAGCAGCGGGCATCAAATCTGTCTTTGGTGTAGGTGAAACCTTCGAGGGCGGAATAGCGTCCATGATTCTCGGCACTGGTGGGGCTCTTGGCGGCGCGGCAATCGGGGCAAACTTTGGTGCGTGGGGTGGGCCAATTGGGGCCGCTATTGGTGCGATTCTTGGTTCTGTGCTGGGTGGTGTTCTTGGCGATCTTTTCTCTAATCTTCCTACCAAAGGCACTCAGATAAGACAGGGAGTAGTTAAGTGGCTGGAAGATATTGATGTTTCTTTTGCCGACGAGGTGAAGAGCGGCAAATACTTTTTCAAGGCCACGAAGGCAATAGCCGATGGGCTAGGCAAGAGTTTCGGGGACGCAGCAGATAGGTTCCTCGTTGCAAGCAAGCAGGTGCTGGAGGACAAGGCCGGCCCCGAGATCGCAAAGCAGCTCCAGGCTCTTGGCGCCTTCATCACTGCGGACCTGGCCAAGGAGTTAGGAAAGCCTCTTGAGCAAACGGCTACTACTTTTGGAAACATGCTTGTCGCCAACCTGGGAATTGACCGGGTTGATGAAGCGATAGCCGAGATTATTGAGAAGTCCGGCATTACCCTTGAGGCCGTTATTGAGAGTCTGAACAAGGAGTTTGATAAGGGCAGAATTAGCGTTGAGTTTTACAACGACGCAATCCAGGGCGCAATTGATTTATTTGATACTGGCTTTCAGGAGGCAATTGACAAGACACTACCAGACCTGTCGTTTGGGATCGACCTAGCTAA